TCAGGAAACGAAAAAGTCGAAATACATGGTCCCGGAAGCTTTTTCATAGACGATACGATCCACGATGGAGCGGAGCAGAAGTCCTTTTTTCTCGGCTGGTTCCTCTGGATTTTTCAGAATATCATTGATGTTTTTTATCTCTTTCCGGAAATCTTCTTTTGAGATTGTTTCCGGCGGGGCGGCGGGCGTAAGCACGCGGTCCAGTTCTTCCTGCAGGCTCTGCCGTTCTTCGGCGAGCCTTTTTTTGTTGGCACCGTATTCTTCCAGCGTATCAATCCCATTTTCATAAGCCATCTTCACGCGAGCTTCGCGGGCAGCCAGATGCTCCAGGGCCTGTTGCAGCCGCTGGATGGTCTCATCGTCTTCCTGCTCCTGCTTTCGATCGCGGACTGCGAAGGAGAAGTCCGCACCAGCAAGGATATCATCGAAGTAATGGTAGACGGTCCGCTCTGCTTTGGCAACTGTGATCGAGTTGGAGCCTTTATGGAAGCCTTTTGCATATTTCCAGCATTGAAAGTACGGACAAGATGTGCTCCCGGCCGTTACCGTCATCGTAGCGCCGCAGACGGGGCATTTTAAGAGCCCTGACAGCCAGTGCTTGCAGGAGGACGGGTTTCGGCTCTTCGGGGTTCTTCTGCGAGCGTCCATACGTTTGATCCGGTTGTTGAAACGTTCCCGGTCAAGTCTGGTTTCGTGCGCACCTTCGAACGATATCCCGTTCCAGATCACAGTGCCGGCATAAAAGGGATTCCGAAGAATCCGCTCAACCGATCGGCGTTCCATGAGATTGCCGCGTTTGGTGTGATATCCCAGTTCGTTACAGCTTCGGGCGATTGCAGTGGGATCGTGATTTTCCAGATCGTACTGATCCATGATGAACTTCACAATGCTGTATTCTGCTTCGTTGATCACAAATGGCTTTCCGCTGCCGGCTGCATCGTAACCCAGGCAGGGAGATGTCTGATAGCCGTGCTTTAAGGCTTTTTCCTTCATGCCACGGATCACTTCGCCGGAAAGGCGGATAGAGTAGTATTCGTCCATCCATTCAATGATCCGTTCGATCAGCGTGCCAAACGGGCCGTCGATCAGCGGCTCGGAGATGCTGATTACATCAATATTATTCTTTTTGAGGAGCGACTTGTAGACAATGGATTCCTCCTGGTTGCGCGCGAAACGGCTGTATTTCCAGACCAGGATCACGTCGATCGGGTGGGAGTCCTGCTTCGCAAGGGCGATCATCTCCTGAAACTTCGGCCGCCGGTCCGCATGCCGGCCAGAGACGGATTCCTCGAAGATGAACTCTTTTGCGATGACAATCCCGTTCTTCTTCGCGTAGTCCAGGAGAAGACGCTGCTGCGCATCCGGAGAGAGTTCTGTCTGATCCGCGGTGCTGACGCGGATGTAGAGAGCACCGTTTTTAAGTGCTGACATAATATCACCTTCTTTAATTTTGGGTATAAGAAAAACACCAAAACAAACGTTCTGATTGATTGGCGCTTCCGAAGATGATACAATATGTTTTGCGAACTGGTATCATTCTTCGGAATGTTACTGAGCCGTCCTGGTGTTGGCGCACCGGGGCGGTTTTTTATTTTAGTTTAAATTCTGTATAGCGTAATCGGCTTCCTCGGCGGTAAACTGTTCACCGTATTCAGAAGTAAGCTGATCGCGGATCGCTTCTGGCGACATATCCATATTATCGCGGTAGTCTTTTGCGGTCTCGAGCGCGTTTTCGTTCCAATCGGCATTTATATTGTCGACAGCGTACTGCGCCTCTTCAGCGGTAAATTTTTCGCCATTTTCAGAAGTAAGCTGATCATAGAGTCCGGCTTTCGACATATGCATCGTTTCATTGTAGTTTTCTGCTGTTGCAAGGGCATTTGCATTCCAGTCGGCGGTCATATTGTCAACTGCATACTGGGCAGCCTCGGCAGAGAACTGGTCTCCATACTCGGAGGTCAACTGATCGTAGATTCCGGCTTTTGACATGTGCATTATTTCACTGTAGCTTTCAGCTGAATTAAGAGCCGATGTATAGTCCCACGGAACGCTGGAGTCTTCGGATTCGGACTGTGTACTTGCGGCTTCTTCGGTTGGAGTCGGTGTTGCCTCTTCCGTAGGCGTTGGAGTTTCGGTCTCGCTGATGCTGCTGGAAGCAGTAGACGAAGAGCTTGAGGAACTCGAGGAGCTGGAAGCGGTTGACGATCCGCAGGCAGTCAGAGCGGAAGCGGTGAGGGCAGTTGCCAGAATGAGGGTCACGATTTTCTTTTTCATAGACATTCTTCTTTTTTATATTTTATCGCATTTAGGATTCTGGTGCTACTTTAGATCCCTTGCTGCGATTACAACGCCAACATAATGTTTGAAGATTATCTTCAACAGTCAATCCACCTTTTGATACAGGAATAATGTGATCAATTTCAAGCAATAAATGAGGTTCCTGCGCAACAGAGATACCACATTGTTTGCAGGTGAATTTATCACGTTCTTTAATGTGCTGACGAAGTTTACTTGTCATGAGAGCACGTTGTCCGGCCACACTTTTGCTGAATTTTATCTTTTCAGATAAGAACTGGATGAATTTATTTAGATTTTCAATATTCATTACCACTTCACACTGAGTAGAAGCATTACCACCCGAACTAACATATTCAAAAATATATTTCGGGAAATATGCAGTACTCATATCTATCGGTTTGAATCCGAGATTCTTTTCCAATTTTCTTTTTCCTATGGTGCGAATAAGAAAAGGAATTTCTGTTTCGATGCTTTTAAAGATACTATCTTTTTCCGCTTTAAGATTCTGTTTACCTTCTTCGGCAGCCTCGAAATTATTTAAAATTGTTTCGAAATTGGACAGCGTTTCTTCGTTTGCCTTTATTCCAAAATACTTACAAACATACTCGAAAGGTTTCTTCCGGGCGTTGTCACAGACAGAACGAGAACATTGATGAACATTTGGCTCATATTTCTGGTCTTTCAAGTATTTTCTTTGATAATTCCACTTGCTGGAATCATGGTAAGTAGCATCGCCATAGTCTACTTTATTTGAGATCAAAGTTGTGTCTTTGAGACTCTCAATATGCTCGTTCAATTCATTGCAGCTTTTGGCGTATGTAGCGATTCGCTGTTTGATAGCTTTAAAATTCTGACTGTTAAAATAACAATGTTCATAAAGTTTCCAAAGAAGATATGTTCCGAGGATAAAGGCAGCTATGCCTAAAAGATACGGCCATATTTCGTTAAGAATACAGAGAATAATTGTTATGATGATTAGAAACATAAAAAACTTCATATGCTTTTCCTCGTTTGCTTTATATTATATTTTATATTTGTATTGCTACGGGAAAATCATAGGCACCACCCCTCAACATATATTAGGTAAAACATCCCATATAAGTACGTTTGAGAATTAAAAAAATTACACTTTTTAGAATATCTTTTCAGATTTTGCAGATACTGTCCGCATGAAGATATTAATTGCAGAAGTCATCTATAAGAAAAACCTCTCACTCCGGCAGGTGTCAATTCTGACCGGAATCCCGAAGTCCACGCTCAATGATCTGTGCAAGGGAAGCATACCGCGATTGGATACATTGGAGCAGATCGCCAAGGGCTTGCAAGTGCGGATGCACGATTTATATGACAGCCCTTATAAGTGATTTTTAAAAAGTGTCCGAGATTTCGGACGATTTCCAAAATTTACTAATTTTCGCCCTTTTGATCCGTAATATTAATATAGAGAACAAAGTGTTCGAGAAAAGATATTGAAATCGAACGAATGTTCGTATATAATAAGACTAGATCGGAGGGTACATATTATGGATGATTACAAGAAACTTATAATTGAAATGCTCGATCATGCCGATGATAGGAGATTATTCCTGATCTATACGTATGTTAAAGCGATCTTGGGGCTGAAGTAATCAGCCCTTTTTTTCTTGCAATAATTCAACCATCTTCTGTAGAACTTCCCAGTCTGATTCATCCAATGCAGCCAGCATGGATATAAACTTTTTCTGAAAGGTATCTTCTTCGTCTTTTAGAATGCCGCCGACAAAAGCGGCGATCTGTTCGTCACGGGACGCTTCAATAAACATTTCTCCTTCACCGGTGCGCAGCCAGGTCTCATTGACTCTTCCTTTGGGAAAGTCTGTTTTACATATAAGAGAGATAACAGCATCACTGGGTGCATTTTTTCCTACTTCATAAGCACTAATGTTTCCTCGTGCTGTTCCTAACACATCAGCAAATTCTTGCTGAGTCATTTCCAATTCGTTCCTTAATTTTTTGAGACGTTTATACATTTAAGTGTTCACCTCTTTTCTTGATTTTGATTATAACGCAGGAGTAATAGAAAATCAATATAAAAAGTTGGTAAATCGCAAAAAGTTGGTAAATATCAAAAATACTATTGACAAATGAAATTAGCCAGCATATAATTGCAATATACCAACAAAGAAAGGAAGTGAAACGAGATGTCAGAAAAAGAAAAACAGATTCTGGAAACCATCGCAACGGCAATTCCTAAAATGTCTGATTTTGACAAGGGTTATCTCTTGGGTATGGGAGAAGCCATGGTAAGCCAGAAACAGGATGACAGAAAAAAGAAAGAAGGTGAGTTACATGAACACGTTCAAGAATTACGGATGCCCTAAGGGAGCACCGGGAGCTATGGGCGTTGACTATGCACAGCTTGAAAAAACAATTTCTTTTGCTATGCATCAGTTCATGGCGAAAAGAGAAGAGATCTTGCTTGGCGGGAAACCAGAGCCACCAGAGGTAACAGGATATAAAGTTTATATCTATTACAACGGTGGCGCGGCTGAGTTTTGGTTATGGCGTGAGAATCAGTGGGTAAATTGGTCTTACATGGAACAATGAAGAGTTTCAGCGAGTTCTACAAAAGGCTGCCGGAATGATTCTCCAGAAAGGATGCTCCAATAACTTAAATACCGAGTAAGTGAGCTTTCATCTTCTGGTAACCTGCTTAAAAGGGGAACAGTTTCCCATAATGCAGGGTATTTGCGAAAAATTGGTAGAAGTAATTTGGCAATTTGCAAATTGAAATTTCTGTCATAGCATTCGGAAACAGCATGAACCCAAATATTAGAAGATGGATCGGAGACATCCAAAAGATTTTGAAGGTTAGATACGGAATTCATGCGATTATCGCAGTAGGAGATAAAAGATCCCGCGTATTCGGGATGACCGAGGATTCCACTTTTTGCCCAAACAATGGCCAGCTGTTCCATGAAAAACAAAGAGGAAAGTTCGCAAATGCTTTCTTCAAACCATCGCATCTTTTGTGGAACTGGATTTCCAATTAAAAGGTGACAGAATTCATGGGAAAATTGATAGGCTATTTGAGACCAAGAAGTGTCCATACAGCAGATATGAATTTTATCGTAAGTAGAAGCGGTTTCTGGGTGATCAAAGCGAATATCATTTATAAGTCGGAATGTAGGGGCTTGTTTGTGAAAATACGGTTCCATCAATTTGATCAGCTCGTCAATGATAACTACGATGTTCGAAGTGTTTGGCACATATGCTTTTTCGGTGTAGTGAAAGCGAGATTGGATAATGGTTACATCACTATTCATGGCAATTCTCCTTTTCAAAATATTTTGAAAGAAGTATAACACAAAATCAAAAATAAAGATAGAAAGAAGGAATTAGATGAACGAGTTGTTAAAAATTAACTACGAGGCAGAACAGCCGACCGTATCAGCAAGAGATTTACATGAAGCATTGGAAATCAATACGAGATTCAATGATTGGTTCTCGAGAATGGCGGAATATGGATTTGAAAATGGGGTTGATTTCAACTTACTCAAAAATGAGAAGGTTCGATTAGAGGGAAATCGAGAGGTCAAAAGAGATATTATGGACTACCAGATTTCCGTAGACATGGCAAAACAGATCTGTATGATCCAGCGATCCGAGAAAGGCAAGCAGTACCGTCAATACTTCATTGACCTGGAAAAAGCCTGGAACACCCCGGAGCAGATCTTCGCCCGCGCCCTGAAAATGGCAGATCAGAAGATCGAGAAGCTGAAAGAAACCAACGCCGGTCTGCTGGAAGATGTCGAGCGCATGCGTCCGAAGGAAATCTTCGCGGATGCGGTGAAAGCAAGCACCAGTTCCATCCTGATCGGAGATCTCGCAAAGCTCCTGCGCCAGAACGGCGTGGACACTGGACAGAAAAGATTGTTCGAACAGCTTCGTAATGAAGGTTACCTTATGAAGACTGGATCCAGTCGGAACATGCCGAAGCAGAAATACGTGGCAAATGGATTTTTCCAGATCAAAGAGACTGTGATTTCCAATCCGGACGGCAGCGTGCGGATGACCAAAACAACAAAGGTGACTGGGAAAGGCCAGCAGTATTTCCTGAATAAATATTTGAAGAACAAGGAGGCAGTATGAGCCAGAAGAAACTGAGTGAGTACATCGATGCTCTGGACGGGATCACGTATCCGCAGTGGGTAAAGCTGAGAGAAGGAATTAATATGCAGTTTGATTTTTCCAGAAGAGAGCTGGAAAAAGATATGCAGGTCTCTTCTGGAGAAACGGCGAAATTTATCCGCTCACATTTTGGAGAGGCAAGCGTTAAGTGATGCTGATGTTCGAAATAGCAATAGTAATTATTGTACTTGGAATGAATATGCTTTCCGCATTGTGCTATTCAAAAGAAAAGAAACGCACAGGCCTTATTTTAAAGGCACTGGCAGATGGCATTTCTTTAATATTTGTCTGTACTCGATGAAGATTGCTTTTGACAGGTCCTCAAAAACCTCGTCCATTTTTTGAGCACATTTTTCATATGGATATTCTGGATTGCCATTTTCAGCTTCCGCCAAGTTTAGGAATGCAAAATAGAAATCAGAATACATTGCCTGAGATAGTGGTTCCATGAGATGGATGTTTTGAGTCATTATATCCAAAAATGTGGAACGTACTTCAATAGACATAGTGCTCAACTGATTTTGAGGGAAGAATCCCATGCGATATCTCTGATAAAACGGGACATAAAATTTTAAAAGCTGTTCTTTTCTGACGTTGTATTTTCTGTCGGATGAGTCTTTTATCGAGTTTAGATAAACAAGGGTAAACGACCCAATTACAGTGATTACAGAAACAATAACAGAGCTATTCACGATGATCTCCTTTCTGAAATACTCGGGCATGGCAGTGCCTTGTATAACCAGAATAGGAGTGGAGCAGTAAAAAGTCAATAAAAAGAAAAAGTCCCACAGGAAGGACCAATTCCCATGGGACGAATACAAAAAAACAATTTGCAACTACATAATAGCTCAAAAATGGTTATGAATCAATAGAAAATCATTACGGAGACGGGTTGCATACGATAAGGAAGAGGTGGTGCCTTATGAAAGAAATCATGGTTGTTACTCGGATCACAATCGGAGGACAGCAGTATACAGCAGAGGAACTCGGAGAAGAGAAAGCAAAAGAGATCGTTCGCCAGCGGATGGAAGCCGCGGTGGAGTCGATGGGGTATGAAAGGAGTAAGGAATGAAAGCATCAGATAGAGCTGCGTTGGCAATCGGCGCGGTTGGTACATGGATTTACATCGGCGGCGTGGATTCGGATATGTGGGGCCGCGCCGCCCTGGGAGCCGGAATGTTCTTTCTTGCGTTCGCTGGTAAGAAAATCGGCGATTACGTCGATGAGTGCCGCGAGGAGCAGGAAGAGTGGGAAGAAGAGCGCCGGGACGAGGTGTTTGCGGCGTGGATTCGCTCGGGGTCGTTGAAAGAAGGGTGAGAATGATGCAGATTGTTGAATACACGGAGGCAGTGGATCTGACGATGCACGGAATGCATGATGATATCTATGTCATGCATCCGGTTGCCATCAGCAGTATGACCATGCAGGATGTGCGCGCGGCCGCAGAGGCTGGTGCTGTGTTTGCGGTCATGAAACAGCCGCAGGCCAAGGCGGAAGAGAAGCAGAAGAAAGAGCCGGAGCCAAAAGCAGAGGCAAAACCAACGCCCCCCCCCCGAAGCGCCCTGCAGGACAGGGCCGTAAGAGGAAACTGGATACCGGCAAAATGATGGCGCTTCGAAACGCCGGATGGTCCTATGAAAAGATTGCGGACGAAATGGGCTGCAGTGCAGGGACGGTTTGGAATTACTTTAACAAAGACAAGGAGGATAAGAAAGATGTCAGTGAAAATCAATAAGCTTGAAATTGAAAATGTCAAGCGAATCAAAGCAGTGAAACTGGAACCAACGACAAATGGTCTGACTGTCATTGGTGGCAGAAATAACCAGGGTAAAACATCGGTGCTGGATTCCATTGCATGGGCACTGGGTGGCGAAAACTTCAGACCATCGGATGCAACGCGTGAGGGATCCATCATTCCGCCCAACTTAAAGATCGTATTAAATAACGGTTTGATCGTTGAGCGTAAAGGCAAAAACAGCGCGTTGAAGGTAACGGATCCAAGCGGTCAGAAGGCCGGACAGTCGTTATTGAACACTTTTGTCGAATCTCTGGCGTTGAATCTTCCGAAGTTCATGGAGAGCTCCGGAAAGGAAAAGGCACAGACGCTGCTGCAGATCATCGGCGTTGGTAACCAGTTAGCTGAACTGGAGAAGGACGAGAAAGAGCTGTACCAGGACCGGCTGTACATCGGCCGGACCGCGGATCAGAAAGAGAAGTTTGCCAAAGAACAGCCGTATTATCCGGATGCTCCGAAAGATCTGGTGTCAGCCTCGGAGCTGATCCGACAGCAGCAGGACATCCTTGCTCAGAATGGCGAGAATCAACGAAAAAGAGAACAGGCAGGAAAGATCCGGGAAGAGACCAAACGCGCTTATGACGAAGTGAAACGGTTGTCTGAACAGCTGGAGGCGGCAAAGCAGCATCACCTGCAGCTGGTAAAAGATCTGGAAACTGCAGAAAAGTCAGCCGCTGATCTGGTGGATCAGTCCACTAAGGAACTGGAAGACAGCATTTCCAATATTGAGGAAATCAATCGGATGGTACGCGCAAATCTGGACAAGGAGAAGGCGGAGGATGATGCAAAAGAATATCGCCGTCAGTATGATCAGCTTTCGGAGAAAATTAGTGCTATCAGGGAGAAAAAATCAAATCTGCTTTCGTCTGCAGAGCTTCCACTTCCGGAACTGTCAGTAAAGGAAGGCGAGCTGGTGTATAAAGGGCAGAAATGGGACAACATGTCCGGTTCTGAACGGCTGATGGTATCAACTGCAATTGTCCGGAAATTGAATCCGGAGTGTGGCTTTGTTCTCCTGGACAAGCTGGAACAAATGGACCTGCAGACACTGCAGGAGTTTGGTTCCTGGCTGGAGGGCGAAGGGCTGCAGGCGATCGCTACCAGGGTAAGTACCGGTGATGAGTGCAGCATCATCATCGAAGACGGTTATGTGGTTGGACAGGCGCAGGCTGAACAGCCACAGCAGAAATCATGGAAGGCAGGTGTATTTTAATGGAAATTATCAAAGGTGTTATTCCCTGTGCAAAAAAGGTTGTGGTTTATGGTCCGGAAGGAATTGGTAAATCTACGTTTGCCAGCAAATTCCCGGATCCAGTATTCATTGATACCGAGGGCAGTACAAATTCAATGGATGTAGCACGGTTGCCAAAGGCTACGAGCTGGCAGAATCTTCTGGATCAGGTAGACTACATCCGGACGCATCCAGATGTGTGTAAAACGCTGGTGGTTGATACGATCGACTGGGCAGAGTCTATGTGCATCCAGTATATCTGCGATAAACACCGCAAATCCGGCATCGAGGACTTCGGATATGGAAACGGCTATACCTACGTAAAAGAGGAGATTGGCCGGTTCCTGAATCGGCTTTCAGAAGTTGTGGAAGCTGGCGTCAATGTAGTTCTTACAGCACATGCACAGATTAAAAAATTTGAACAGCCGGATGAGCTGGGAGCTTATGACCGATGGGAGCTGAAGCTTGGAAAGAAAACAACATCCCAGACATCGCCGCTGATCAAGGAATGGGCGGACATGCTGCTGTTTGCCAACTACAAAACGTTTTCCATTGCAGTTGATGACAAGGGAAAGAAGAGGAAAGCGCAGGGCGGTGAGCGTGTCATGTACACTTCACACAACGCCTGCTGGGATGCCAAGAACCGTTTCGGTCTGCCGGATGAGGTTCCGTTTGACTACAAAGTCATTCAGAGCATTGTGGAACAGGGAAAAGCTCCCGAAGATATGAAACCGTACAAAGCTGCAGAATCACCTAAAACGGCGCCAGCTCCTGATCCCGTTCCGGAAGCTCCGAAGCCGACAACGCCAGAAGAAGTAACTGGGGAACAGATGAATCTTCCGCTGGATGAGCCGCCTAAAGCGCCGGATCCTGCTGGAGAGAGCAGTCTGGATCCGGAAATCCCGAAGGCGCTGCGAGACCTGATGGAAACCTATCACGTAGATGAATGGGACGTGGAGAACGTCGTAGAAGCGAAAGGGTATGTTCCGGTCGGCACAAAGATCAAGGATTACGATGTCGTAAATCCTGGTATTATCGATGGGCTTCTGGTAGCCTGCTGGGATCAGGTCTATGCCGCAATCAAAGAAATGAAAGAAAAACTGGAAATTCCATTTAATTAAGGAGGAGAACAATTATGTCAGTAGAAGGAAGAGAACTTGGATGGGATGATTCTATTAAACAGGATTCCCAGAACTTTGATCCAATCCCGGAAGGGGATTACAACGTAACCATCGAAAAATATGACCGCAGCAGATCCAAAGGAGAAGGAAAGCTCCCGCCATGCAATATGGCAGTTGTGTACTTCATCGTACACGCAGACCGCGAAATCACAATTCGTGAGAACTACATCTTACATAGCAGCCTGGAATGGAAACTGTCAGAGCTGTTCCGTGGCGTCGGCCTGAAAAAAGAGGGGGAAGAGCTTCGGATGGACTGGAATGCGCTTCCGGGAAAAACAGCAAGGGCGAAAATCGGCGTGAAGCCGGGAACCAAAGACCCAAGTAAGAAGTTCAACTACATTGAAAAGCTGTATCCGAAAGATTCGGACAAGCCAGCATTTACGCCGGGGAGATTTTAAATGGAACTGAGACCGTATCAGAAAGAAGCAAAAGAAGCGATTTTTGAACAGTGGGACAGCGGGGTGTTAAAAACCCTGCTGGTCCTTCCTACTGGATGTGGAAAGACAGTAGTCTTTGCCAAAGTAACAGAAGAGTGTGTCCGGCAAGGTGATCGTGTTCTGATCCTGGCACACAGAGGGGAGCTGCTGGAACAGGCCGCAGATAAACTGATGAAGACAACCGGTCTTGGCTGTGCCCTTGAAAAAGCAGAGAGTTCCTGTCAGGGAAGCTGGTTCCGCGTAGTAGTTGGTTCTGTGCAGACACTGATGAGAGAAAAACGTCTGAACAGCTTTGATCCTTTTTATTTTAATACAATCATCATTGACGAAGCCCATCACTGCATTTCGGACAGCTATCAGCGTGTGCTGCAGCATTTCCCGCATGCGCATGTATTGGGAGTAACAGCGACACCGGATCGCGGCGATATGCGGAACCTTGGGGCTTACTTTGAATCGCTGGCCTATGAATATACACTTCCGAAAGCAATCAAAGAAGGGTATCTGTCCCCAATCAAGGCACTGACTATTCCGCTCAAAATTGATATGAGTAGTGTATCAGTGCAGGCTGGAGATTTTAAAGCAAGCGAAATCGGCACCGCACTGGATCCATATCTGCAGGGGATCGCAGAAGAAATGCAGAAATACTGCATGGATAAGAAAACAGTGGTATTCCTTCCACTGGTAAAGACCAGCCAGAAATTCCGTGACTTGCTGAATCAGTATGGATTCCGGGCTGCAGAGGTAAATGGAGACAGTCAGGACAGAGCTGAAATTTTGAAAGACTTTGATGCTGGAAAGTATAACGTTTTGTGTAATTCAATGCTTCTGACAGAGGGCTGGGATTGCCCGTCGGTGAATTGTATCGTGGTTCTCAGACCAACTAAGGTGCGGAGCCTGTATTGTCAGATGGTGGGGCGTGGTACCCGATTGTCCCCGGAAACAGGAAAAGACCATCTACTGTTGCTTGATTTTTTGTGGCACACAGAGCGGCATGAGCTGTGCCATCCGGCGAGCCTGATCTGCGAAAATGAAGAAGTAGCCCAGCAGATGACAGAAAATCTGGAAAAAGAAGCAGGCATGCCGGTTGACTTAGAAGAAGCAGAACAGAAAGCAGCGGAGGATGTCGTAGCACAAAGAGAAGAAGCTTTAGCAAAGCAGCTTGCAGAAATGAAGAAGCGCAAAAAGAAACTGGTGGATCCGCTACAGTTTGAAATGTCCATCCAGGCAGAAGACCTGTCCAGCTATGTTCCCTCTTTTGGATGGGAAATGGGACCGCCATCTGAGAAGCAGAAAAAGACACTGGAAAAGCTGGGCATTATGCCGGATGAAATCGAGAATGCAGGAAAAGCAGAAAAGATCTTGGATCGATTGAGTAAAAGACGCACGGAGGGGCTGACGACACCAAAACAGATCCGTTTTCTGGAAAGCAGGGGATTTGAGCATGTAGGAACCTGGCAGTTTGAAACAGCAAAGAATCTGATCGACAGGATCGCAGCGAATGGCTGGCGGATTCCAATGGATATCAACCCGAGAGAATATAAAGGAGCTTAAAGAGTATGGAACAGAGGACGAGCCTTACAGAAATTATAGAACATATCAATCCATCCGAGCTTACTTATCAGGAATGGTGTTCTGTTGGAATGGCTCTGAAACAGGAAGGGTATCCGGTTTCTGTGTGGGATGCCTGGAGCCAGAAAGATTACGGCAGATATCATGCAAATGAATGTGAGAAAAAATGGAGAACCTTTTCCGGCTCATCCTCACCGGTAACCGGCGGCACGATCGTACAGCTTGCCCTGGATCATGGATGGATTCCGGAGAAGGGCCATGAACTGGATTGGAACGACAGTATCGCGGTGGACAGTGACCGTGTTGTTGTGGATAAAAACTGGCTGGAAGGGAAAGAGATACAGGAGCCTTCCAACTGGAATCCGGCGGAGCAGCTGATCACGTATCTGGAAACACTGTTTGAAGCAGGAGAAAACGTAGGATACGTCACTGGAAGCTGGGAAAAGACAGATGAAAAAGGTACGCGCTGGCTGCCACAAAAAGGCAGCTGGGACCGTACTGCCGGACAGTTGATTGAATTGCTGAACGACTGTAAAGGGGACATTGGCGCAGTACTTGGTGACTACAATCCAGAAGCCGGAGCGTGGATCCGCTTCAATCCGTTGGACGGAAACGGCTGTAAAAATGAAAATGTAACAGAGTACCGGTATGCTTTAGTAGAGTCAGATCATATGGAGCTGGAACAGCAGAATGCTATCCTGCGGGAGCTAGAACTTCCGATCGCCTGCCTGGTATATTCCGGAAAAAAGAGCCTGCATGCTATTGTGCGGGTAGATGCGGCAGATTACAACGAGTATCGAAAACGGGTTGATTATCTGTATGAAGTCTGCCAGAAAAACGGAATCGACGTGGATACACAGAACCGGAATCCATCGAGACTTTCCAGAATGCCAGGAGTGCAGCGTGGTGAAAAGAAACAGTTCATCGTTGACACCAACATCGGAAAACAGTCCTGGAATGAATGGTACGAGTGGATTGAGGGTGTCAACGATGATCTGCCGGAGCCGGAAGGGCTGGAAAGTGTATGGGATAATCTCCCTGAGCTGTCGCCGTGTCTGATTGATGGAATCTTGAGAAAAGGACATAAAATGCTCATATCAGGTCCATCTAAGGCAGGTAAGTCATTCCTGCAGATCGAGCTGTGTATTGCCATAGCAGAGGGAAAGAAGTGGCTGCAGTGGCATTGTGCGCAGGGGCGGGTCATGTACGTTAATCTGGAGCTTGACCGGGCGAGCTGCCTGCATCGCTTTAAGGATGTATACGAAGCAATGGGCTTTACGCCGGATAATCTGCAGAACATTGATATCTGGAACCTGCGTGGAAAATCGGTCCCTATGGATAAGCTGGCACCAAAGCTGATCCGCCGGGCCGCGAAAAAAAACTATGTGGCAATCATCATTGACCCGATTTATAAGGTTATTACAGGAGATGAGAACAGCGCGGATCAGATGGCAAATTTCTGTAACCAATTTGATAAAGTCTGCACAGAGCTTGGATGCGCGGTGATTTGTTGCCATCATCACAGCAAAGGAAATCAGGGCGGAAAGAAGTCCATGGACCGTGCATCCGGTTCCGGTGTATTTGCCCGTGATCCGGATGCATTGCTGGATCTGATCGAGCTGGAACCTACGGAAGCGCTGATGAAACAGGAAGAAAATAAAGCGATCTGCAAGGCGTGTACGGACTATCTGGATGCGCACTTCAAGTGGGAGGATGACCTTTCGCAGGACGATTTACTGAGCAGTGTACAGATGATGAGCTACTGTGAGGCGCATCTGGACCGATGGCAGAAGATAGCTCTGGATAAGCAGATCGCCGAGGCAAAAGCCGCAGTACAGGCACATACAGCATGGAGAATCGAAGGAACGCTTCGAGAATTCCCAAAGTTCGAACCGGTCAACATGTGGTTTGAGTATCCTGTTCATAGGCTGGATCAGGTCGGCGTGCTGAAAGATCTTGAACTGGAAACACAAGAACCTGCATGGAAAAAAGGTGCGAAGAACAATAAAAAGAATGCTGTGAGCCGCAAAGCAGACCGCAGAAAAGCGCTGGAAGCAGCTCTGGAGGGGAGCAATTTTGGCGACGAACCGACGGTAAATGATGTAGCAGATTATCTCGGAATATCGACCAGAACGGCCCGTGATCGCATTCAAGAGCATGGGGGATACGAGATCGAAGGCGGAAAAGTTAAGAAAAAGAATGGAGGGAAAGACTAAAAGATAAGACATTCCCTCAAAGTCTAAAATTGGAGGGGAACACTAAAAAATAGTCTTTCCCTCACATGATGAAAAAGTGCGGGGAACACTGAAAAATCAGTCTTTCCCATGTTGCGGGGAAGACATATATATACTACGTATATATATTCGGGTTTCCCCCTCACGGTGTCACGGGGGTAGGAGAGGGACGTGCCTAAGGCTGCACGGCCCGTCTCCCTTCCCCCTCCCCGATGACAAAGGCAGCAAAAGGATAGTAATGATAAAATTTAATGCTTTAAAGGAGCAAAGAAACGATGATTGAATTTTTTATGGCGATGAACCCGCCGACGATAACACATCAGGAACATAAAGTTGCAATCGTAAACGGAAAACCGGTATTCTACGAAACCCCAGAATTAAAAAGAGCCCGGCAGAAACTGATTGGTCATCTGTGTAAATATAAACCGGAAGACATGGAACCGTATCAGAAAGGCGTCCGTCTGGTAACAAAGTGGTGTTTTCCGCAGGGAGAAAAGCACAAGGACGGAGAATACCGGACCACAAAGCCTGACACCGATAACCTGCAGAAGCTGCTGAAAGATTGCATGACAACGGCAGGCTTCTGGAAAGACGATGCGCTGGTTGCGTCAGAGATCGTGGAAAAGTTCTGGGCGCGCATCCCAGGCATTTACATCAAGATTGAGGAGCTGCCATGATGAATTATTTTAAATTCTTTACAGAGGTCTGGCGATTCTTCAAGAAGTATTATGATCGGCCAGGAAAAGAACAGGATTATGAGGAGAGTGTTCGGGAATGCTCTCAGCTTGCGAAAACGTTCGGAAATGGAGAGTTTGTAAACCAGGTATGCATGGCAGTCCTGGAAGAACTGGAACGCTGCTGGAAGGGCAGAGAGGAGGAGTAGATGGCAGTGATTGGAATCATCGTGTTTTGCGGGGGGATCATCTGTGCGGCGTCGTGGTTACTGAACCGGCCAGAGCGTCCGAAGGATCCGGAAGAGGACCGGGAGCAGGAACAGTATCTGAAGGAATGGAGCAGGAACCATGGGAAAAACGAAAAAAGAAGCTAAAAAGGCAATGGGCGTAAGCCCGATCACTGGAATAATCTATTACGGTACCCTTCGGGGTGATGAATGGGTTGGAGAGAAGGAAGATGTGACCGATATGGCCATCAGAGCCGTATTCGACTGGTTCATCGAGAAGCATCAGGACGCATGCCCGCCGGATGGGGTGTATACGCTTGAGTTTCTGGGGGAAGATTATGTGCTGAGTATGAAGAGAAAGGACAGTGAAATTTTCGAAAAGCCAGAAAAATCGAAATTATGCCCACGATGCGGGGCTAAAGTGCAAATGTAAAACGAAAAGAAAGGAGCCAGCCTCCGGCCGGGGCAAGGGTATACCGGGCTTCTGAAAGGAAAAAATGAAAAACGATACACCAGAAAAACAGTTGACAGAACTTTGCAGTAAACTAACTCATGAACGTGCTACTTGGAACCATATCAACGAAAACGGTTGCAATGATCCGTTCTGGCCGGATGGCTGCAATATGAATCTGACGAGAAATCATATTATTTCTTACAAGAGAGATGTTGCAGAGTTATGTGAAAAAGCTGGAATGTCACTTCCGGAAGAATATTTTTTGAAGATTCCGCCGGAAGTAGACGATAATTATATGGCAAACCTGAAACAGCAGGCACGTGTCGATCGGTTAAAACAGCAGTGGGATAAGTTAAGCTTGAAAAAAACAAAATTCGTCGATGACGGACAGCTGGAGTTTGGATGAGGTGAAAAACAATGAATGGTGAAGGATATCGTGATCCGACAGCGGACAGGGCAATTCGAAACGCTACCCACCTGCCGAGACAGATCTGGAGTGTGGTCAAGGCTGTATGGGAGGTTTTGAACGTGTCGCACCTGGAATTGGTCGAGATCAGAATGAGAGACAGAACAACCGGAAGAGAACATAAGTGGGGAGGTGATACCAATGGAGAAAAAGGTTCTGGAGCAGTACATAGACGCATGCGAGCTGATCAAAGAGACGGAAAAGGACATTAGACGGCTGAAGAAGAAAAGACAGACCATCGTTCAGACGAATGTGTCCGGGAGCAATCCGGAATTTCCGTACAATCCGCAGCACTTTAAGATCGCTGGGACGGCGTTTACGTATGAGGAGGACTCGCGCCTGCGGTACGAGGAGAAAATCCTGGAAGAGCGCCGGGAAAACGCCCAGCGGTTGAAGGTAGAAGTGGAGCAGTGGATGAACCACATTCCGCAGAGGATGCAGAGAATTATCAAGTATAAAGTGTTCGAGGGGCTCAGTTGGAGTCAGGTGGCGGCAAAACTCGGAAGAAAGGCAACCGCAGACAGCGTGCGGATGGAATATCTGAGGTTCATGGAGGCGGCATAGAAAACTTTGAGAGAAAATGAAAGTTTGTTCGTTTTGTTCGCAATGTTCGTTTTTAAAATGTTATAGTGTATCATGGAGAGAACGGCAGGAAGGGTTTCATCTTTTCTTTACCTCCTTGTAAATGTACTTTGATCGGCGGCCAGGTGTCACAGCCTGACCGTTGAATTGGGCGGCATCAGCCCATGGAAAAAGTCCGAATGATGCACGGTGCAGAGAAGGTACCCTGCACCTATTGGAACGTAGCTCGGTTGGAAAGAGCAGTCGCATGAGTCGACAAGGCCGCAGGTTCGAATCCTGCCGTTCCAACTCTCCAGTGGATGGAGATTCTCCGATTTGTTACTTTTATTCCAAGGATTCCTCGCAGAGATGCGGGGAATTTTTGTATGCAGAAATTTGGAAAGAAAGGTGGTGTTGCCGGATGGCAAAATTGACTGCAAAGCAGCAGAGATTTGTGGAAGAGTATCTGATCGACCTGAACGCAACACAGGCCGCTATTAGAGCAGGATATTCGCCGAAAACAGCAAATGAACAAGGAGCGCGGCTGTTAGCAAATGCTAGTGTTCAAGAGGCTATTGCAAAGGCAATGGCTGAAAGATCAAGGCGAACGGGAATCAGTCAAGATAGGGTGATTCAGGAACTGGCAAGAATAGCTTTTGTGAATCCGAAAAACATAATCGATTTTGAAGATGCATCTGTTCGACCGGATGTTACAGAAGATGATCTGGCGTGTATCCAGTCCGTAAAGGTCAAGACGACGGATGGACCGAAAGGAACGTCGATGGAGCGGGAAGTTAAGCTGAATGACAAGATGAAAGCGTTGGAACAGTTAGGTAAACACCTTGGAATGTTTACTGAGAAAGTTGAGCTGGATGCAGATATGGATCTCAACATCACGATTGACTACGGGGAGGACGATTCCGGATGAATATAAACGTCCAGATGAATCCGGGCTTCAAAGAAGTTGACCGTTCCAGGAAAAGATATATCGTTATGAAAGGCTCTGCTGGATCAGGAAAGAGTGTTGATACGGCGCAGAATTATATCCTGCGGCTGATGCAGGATCCGGGAAGAAATCTTCTATGCGTCCGAAAAGCAGATGTAACGAATAGAGATAGCACTTTTGCAGAATTGCAGAGTGCTATTTTTCGTATGTTCGGAGAAAGCTATAAGAAGTATTGGTACATCAATACTTCAAATATGCTTCTGGAATGTAAGAACAATCATAACCAGATCATCTTCCGCGGGGTAAATGACGAGAAGCAACGTGAGAAGCTTAAATCAATTACCTTTAAGCGCGGGAAGCTTACCGATGTTTGGATAGAAGAAGCTACAGAGATTACACAGTCAGATTTTGAAATCATCGATGACCGACTTCGAGGTATATTGCCGAAGGGATTATTCTACCAGATCAGGTTAACATTCAATCCGGTGTCATCACATCACTGGATCAAGAAAGTGTTCTTTGATCGTGTTGATCCGGATGTACTGACGCATCAGTCAACCTACGAGAACAACCGGTTCATTGATGAAGCGTATCACAGACGTATGCTCCGGCGTAAGGAAGTAGATCCGGAAGGTTATCGGGTGTATGGTCTGGGTGAATGGGGAGAGGTTGCCGGACTGATTCTTAAGAATTATGTCATAGAGGAATTTGACCGGAATCCGGAGAATTATGATTACATTGTGAACTCGCAGGACTTTGGATTTAACCATGCCAACTGTATCGGCGAGGTAGGATTTAAGGACGGAGATCTCTATTTGTTTCAGGAATTGTATGTGTATGAGATGGACACAGAGGAAATCATTAAGCTTGCCGCCGGAAGATTTAACAAGAAACTGAGGATGTGGTGTGATTCAGCTGAGCCGGACCGTATCAAGATGTGGCAGAAAGCCGGATACAGGGCGAAGGGAGTCAATAAGGAGACGAATAGTGTTCATGCTCAGATAGACTATTTGAAACAGCACATGATCCATATACATCCGTCCTGTGTGAATACCATAAAGGAAATACAACAATGGAAGTGGAAGAAAGATGAGCGTACCAACACTTATCTGGAAGAACCAGTTCCATTTTTTGATGATGCAATGGCGATGCTGCGTTATTCCATCGAGGAAGAGCGTAAAGCTAAGCCGAAACTAAATAGAAACCTGAAGGGAGGACTGTAAAGTGTTATTTCGATTACCGTCAGAAGAAGAACTGACAGATAACAAATTGAATGAATTCATAGCAAAACATAATGCAGAGTGTGCCTTTCGGTTTAAACATCTGAAAGATGCATACGAAACAGACTACCAGATTTTTCACCAGAAGCCAAAGCCGGATTATAAGCCGGACAATCGTATTGCTGTGAACTTTGCAAAATATATGGTGGATACATTTAATGGATATTTTATCGGGAATCCGATTAAGATATCTGTGGATGGTGATGCTGCAGGCAACATCAAAAAATATGTGGAGCTCCTGGATCAATACAATGATCAGGACGATAACAATGCGGAGCTGTCGAAGATCTGTTGCATTTATGGCAAGGGATACGAGATGTATTACGTGGATGAACTGGGAAATATCGGGATTACATATCTGACACCGTTCGATGCTTTTATGATCTACGATGATTCGGTGCTGTGCAGGGAACAGTATTTCGTTAGACTGTACATAGATTCGAATGATGTACTGCATGGAAGCGTATCAGATGCGGAGAAGATACGTTGGTTTACCCAGAAGGGAAAGCTTATATGGGAGGAAGAAGAAAAGATACATGGATTTGACGGGGTGCCGGCTACAGAGTATGTGGAGAACAAGGAGCGCACATGCATCTTTGAACCGGTAATGTCAATGATTGATGCTTATAACAAAGCAATCAGTGAGAAATCAAATGATGTAGATTATTTTGCGGATGCCTACATGAAGATACTTGGAACTATGCTTGGTAATGACGAGGTGAAGCACATCCGGGATAATCGTATTATTAACTTTGACGGAGATGCGAATCAGCTTATTGTAGATTTTTTGAATAAGCCAGATGGAGATACCACACAGGAACATTTGATTGATCGTCTGGAGAAATTAATATTCCAGATCGGTATGGTTGCGAATATCTCAGACGAGAACTTCGGTACAAGCTCCGGCATTGCCATGAAGTATAAGCTGCAGGGAATGAGCAATCTGGCCAAGACAAAAGAACGAAAGTTTACATCCGGAATGAACCGGCGGTACAAGCTGATCTTTTCGAATCCGGTATCCGGAATGAAAGAAGATGACTGGGTGAAGTTGCATTATCATTTCACGCCGAATATTCCATCGAATGTACTGGAAGAGAGTCAGATCGCTGGTAATCTGGATGGAATCGTATCACAAGAGACACAGCTTGGCGTACTGTCTGTAGTGGACAATGTGCAGGGAGAAATTGATCGAATACAACAGGAAGAAAATCAAAAAGCAGAGTACATGGTGCTTGGAAGAAATGAAAACTCTATATTGGAAATGATAACCATCATAAAAGAATATGCGGAAAGAAATGGAGAGGAACCGGTCGATGTTTTCAATAAAATACTTGGAGAAGGCGTAAATGGCAATGAAGAGTAGTGAGTATTGGAAGAAACGAGAGGCTGAAAACGCCATGAAAAACCAGATCTCGGAGGTGCAGTACAAGAAAAATATTGAAGAGATCTATGCCAATATGATGGACGAGATCAATAAAGAGATCAACGGATTCTATACCAAGTATGCTGCTAAAGAAGGCATTACGATGGCTGAGGCAAAGAAGAGAGTAAGCAAGCTGGATATTGCAGCATATGAACGGAAAGCAAAGAAATATGTTGAAACAAAAGATTTTTCCGATCGGGCAAATGAAGAGATGCGGATCTACAACCTGACTATGAAAGTGAATCGGCTAGAGCTCCTGAAGGCGAACATTGGCCTGGAGATGGTATCAGGCTTTGATGAGCTTCAAAAGTATTTCGATAAGAAACTGACAAAGAGAACACTGGATGAATTCCGGAGGCAGGCGGGGATCCTTGGAAAGAGTATTATGAAAAACGAAAAGTACGCTCATGCAATTGTGAATGCATCGTTCAAAAATGCCACATATTCAGACCGCATTTGGATGTATCATGGTATGCTCAAAGCAGAGTTGGAAGGACTGCTTGCATCCGGACTGATTAAAGGAGAGAATCCGCGTAAACTCGCTAGACATCTAACGAAGCGTTTTGGAGTATCAGCCTATAATGCTGAACGACTCATGGTAACAGAGCTTGCAAGAGTGCAGACAGAGGCTCAGAAGCAGTCTTTTATCCGTAACGGCTTTGATGAGTATGTGTATGTTGCATGCGGGAATGCAGATGTCTGCGAGCGGTGCCAGGCGTTGGATGGTAAGCATTTCAAAGTGCAGGATATGATGCCGGGAACGAACGCGCCGCCGATGCATCCACGGTGCCACTGCTCCACGGCAGCCTATGAAGACAGTGCAGAATATGAGAAATGGTTGGACTTTCTGGAGCAGGGTGGTACCACAGAAGAATGGGAAGCATCGAAAAACAGAAAGGCAAGATATAAAGACAACGAAGGAATATTCCAAACATTGGATGGCAGATCAAAGGGGCGAGACGTTATCAAACCTCGAAATATCATGAAAGAAATGAAAAAGTCCAGCATCGGAACGGAAATGTTGGAATATCTTCAGGAAAATGATATTCAAATAAAGGTATGGTACGGAGTTGATGTTGATGAAGGACTGGACGGACTTTTCGAAGATGGAGAAATCAACATTTATGCTGATAACACCAAAACGGTTCGTGAGACAGCTATTACAGTGATTCACGAGGCCACACATGCCAAAATCAACAAGCCAAACACCAAAAATCAAGAGTTACAATGCTATATGAACGAGTACAGACATCAAAACATTGAATTGACAGAGAAAGTTGTCCAGGATATAATTAATCATATAAATGATAAATATCCGAATTTGAAATGGGAGTGATTGTTTATGACGAATACTCTGAATATGCCGCCTCATGAGAGGGTAAAACTTTTGAGAAAAGGCGAAAAAGTTCTGTGCAAGAAATGCAAAAAAGGAATTATGATTCCTGTTGGCGACCGTGAAAAAACCAATACTTTTTACTGTGATTCTTGCAAGAATCAGTTAATTATCAACTGATGATAAGGAGACAGGACAAATGGCTCAGAATGATTATTTCGTGATTGTATACCAGGTACTGAAATATCTGTATGAATGCTTGAAAAAGGGTGAAAAACCAGAAGCGTGTTACCTTACAGCATCGGCTTATAATATTCATGAGAATTATTGGCAGTATATCATTTTAAGCCTGATTACGGAAGAATATGTAAAAGGCATTGCTGTTAATCATACGAAAGATGGCGTTCTTTTAGGCGATCTGCCGGATGCCATTATCACACCAAAGGGTATTTCCTATCTGTTCGAAAATTCGTTGCTTGAAAAGGCAAAAAAGACGTTGAATGACGTAAAAGAGATGGTTCCGTTCGTATAAAACTGTTTAAGGAGTAAAAACGATAATGGCAAAGAATGACATGGAAGTAATCATGTATAAAATACTAAGGTATCTGTACGAATGCATGAAACTCGGTGTAGAACCAGAACTCGAACAGTTCGCGTGGAATTCAAAATTATTTGATATTCCGCAAAGCTATTGGTGCAAGATCATTGCAACGCTTGTAAGGAAGGGATATATTACAGGATTTGTGGTCGTTGACAAAACAAAAGACGCGCCAATGCTCCAAACAGACAGACCATTTGAGATTACGTTTGAGGGCGTACAGTTCCTGGAAGAAAACAGCCGCATGCAGAAAGCAAAAGAATATTGTACTGAAACATTCAACGTGATATTGTCTGCATTACTTGGCGCGATTATTTCATAGTTACCACTAGTCGAGAGGCCGGTGGTATTTTTATGCCCATTTAAGAAAGAGAGGATCAAAGAGTGATTGAAGTATCCGTTCGTAAGAACGAAATCAAGGTATCCGGCCATGCAATGTATGCACCGCACGGGCAGGACATTGTCTGCGCAGGCGTTTCCAGCCTCGTGCGGACGCTGATCCGCTCGATCGAGGATCTGACAAGGGATGAAATAGAATACGAAGTATCGCCCGGCTGGGTTGATATACAGTATGGGAATCTATCAGAGAGAGCAAGAACTCTGGTGGATTCCTTTTTTGTCGGCATCTATCTGATGGCCGATGAATTTCCGGAGCATGTCCGGATCGTGTAACCGATGTGACCGAAATGTCGTTAAACTATGATTCCGGAGCAACGGCACGGGGCTATTACAGAACGGGACGGGGCAGAAAGGACAGAAAAATAATGAAGTGCAAAAACAACCATTATCATTGGAGAATCCCGATGATCAACCTGCAGTTATTTGCAGATGGCGAAGGAGACGGCAGCGGAGCCGGAGACGGAAACGAGGACGGAGCTGGAGCAGGTTCTGAAAATAGCGGCAATGAGATGTCATTTGATGATTTTCTGAGGCAGGCAGAGAATCGAGCGGAGTTTGACCGCAGGGTCAATAAAGCGGTAAACACAGCAGTGACCAAAGCACAGGAAAAGTGGCAGGCACTGACTGATGACAAGCTTTCAGAGGCGGAAAAGCTCGCAAAGATGACAAAAGAAGAGAAAGCGGAGTACAAAAACCGTAAGCTGGAGAAAGAACTGGCGGATCTGAAACGGCAGAATTCGCTCTCGGAAATGTCAAAGACGGCCAGAAAGATGCTGGCAGATGAAGAAATCAACATCCCGGATGAACTTCTGGCACATCTGGTATCGGAAAGCGCTGAGGATACCAAGACGGCAGTCGAAGCTTTCACAAAGATGTATAAGGATGCAGTACAGGCTGCCGTAAAAGATGCCCTGAAAGGAAATGCCCCAAAGGGCGGATCCGGCGGAAAAGGCGCTGTGACAAAAGAACAGATTCTTGCAATCAGCAACCCAATTGAACGGCAGCGGCTGATTGCGGAAAATATTGCATTATTTCAGTAGGAGGAAAACAGTATGCATAGAATTGGAAAATTAGGGCTGCAGGTATTTGCGGCACCGGATAACATGACAGGTCAGGCACAGATCCAGGTAAAAGCCCGCGAGATTGATTTCGTAACATCTTTCGGCAAAAACATTCAGGCACTGCTTGACGTCCTGGGTATTATCCGAATGATCAAGAAAGATAACAACACCGTTTTAAAGACAAAAAAGGTGACAGGAAACCTGCAGTCCGGTGAGGTCGCAGAGGGCGAAGAGATCCCGTACTCCCAGTACGCTGTGGAAGAAATTCCGTTTGATACTATTAAAATCAGCAAGTATCGTAAGGGAGTAACCCTGGAGGCAATCGCGGAAAAGGGATATGATGCCGCAGTACAGGATACCGACGAAGAGTTCAAAACCGATCTGCAGAACGTTGTCATGGATAAGCTGTACGCACAGCTGAAAGCAGGTTCTCTGACCGGCCATGAAAGCACTTGGCAGATGGCAGTTGCTATGGCAATTGGAAAGGTTAAAGATAAGTTCAAAAAGATGAGAAGAACGGCTACCGGCGTAGCAGTATGGGTAAATACACTGGATGTGTATAAATATGTCGGTGCCGCGGATATCTCCCTGCAGACAGCGTTCGGCTTTGAGTACATGAAGAAATTCCTTGGCGCTGATGTTGTCTTCGTAAGCTCTGAAATCCCGGAAAACGTCGTCATTGCTACTCCACTCAACAACATCATCGGATATTACATCGATCCGGGCGACTCTGAGTTCGTAAAAGCTGGCCTCAGCTATACAACGGACCCGACTACTCATTTTATCGGTTTCCATGCACAGGGTACTTACGAGAGAGCAATTTCGGATCTGTACGCTATTATGGGTCTGCGCTTATTCTGTGAGTACCTGGATGCCATCGCCTACATCTCCGTTGGTGGCGCGGATACACAGACTCTTGGAAAACTGACCGTAACGGCGGCAGAAGGATCTGAAACGGGAAAAACAAAGATCTCCGTAAAAGAGCAGCTGATGTCTATGAAAAACTGTTGGAAGTACAAAGATGCGGCATCCGCGACTGCCGTGAAATACGGCGATGACGTGAAAAACTGGAGCAAATGGGATGGAGAATCCGAAATCGCATCTACAGCAACCCATCACATCACGCTGGTTGAGTGTGATCAGAACTATAAAGCAGTCCGTTCCGGCGATGTAACAGCAGCTGTGAAGAGCTGAGAAGGAGGAACCTATGTACAGGGTGATTGAATACTTTACGGATCTTCATGACGATGACCATGAATACAGAGTAGGCGATACCTTCCCACGTGAGGGGCTTAAGGTATCCGAAGCCCGCCTGGCGGAGCTTGCATCTGCTGAAAATCTGCGTGGTATCCCACTGATCGAGCTGGTGGAGCCGGAAAAGGCAGGCAAAGGGAAAAGCAAGAATAAGGCAGTAGATTCCTTGGCAGAATAGGAGGCAGCCTATGATCGAAGATCTGAAACTGCTTCTTGGAATGGAAGATACAGACAAAAAGACAGAACAGCAGTTACAGCTGATTCTGAATGCCACGAAACAGCGGCTGAAATTTCTTCTTGGCGGTCTGGAGCCGCCGGAAGAGATGGAATACATCATATTGGATGTTTCGGTCATTCGATTCAACCGGATCGGCTCGGAAGGGCTCTCCTCTCACAGCGTTGAGGGTGAGAGCCTTTCCTGGTCTGAAAATGATTTTGCCGGGTACATGGATGATATTCAGTCTTATCTGGACAGCCAGCGGGAGGCAAGGAAGGGAAAGGTGAAGTTTCTGTGAGATACGATACGCCAATTTTCTTCCAGCGAGTCCTGCCGGGTGAGTATGATTCGAAAACCGGAAACTATGCTGCAGACCAGGTCACAGAGGTGCAGAAAATGGCATCTGTGATGGATACGCGGGCGGAAATCATGCAGATCGTATACGGTGGGATCCGTCAGGGCAGCGTGACAGTGCAGCTCCAGAACCATTATCAGAAGCCGTTTGACAGGATCCGGATTGGAAACACGACCTACAAAGTGGACTATACGCGGAAATTGCGTGTAAAACAGACATTCATACTATCGGAGGTGGTCTGATGCCGAAAATCAAGCTGGAAGGAATGGAAAAACTGCAGGTCAAATTGAAGAAAAACGTGCAGATAAGCGATGTAAAGCGGGTTGTAAAAGAAAATGGAAAATCTTTACAGGAGGCGGCACAGAGAAAAGCACCAGTAGATACCGGTACGCTGAAACGGAGTATTGGTCTTGAGATCCGAGACGGAGGTCTTACAGCTGAAGTGGAGCCAACAGCAGAATATGCGGCATACGTGGAGTATGGAACTCGGTACATGAGTGCACAGCCATATATGCGTCCTTCCTACACAGCGCAGAAAGAGAAGTTCAAATCCGATTTGAAAAAGCTTACGAGGTGACATCATGGATCCACAACAGGAATTATTCAGCGCGCTGCTTCTGGAACTGAAAAAGCAGTATCCAAACAGTGTGTATGACACGTTTTTACCGCCGGAAGGTACGCCATATCCGTTTATCTATCTGGCGGACAGTGACTTGAATGATCGGGCCAACAAAACGGCTGTATTCGGCACTGTAAGTCAGACAATCCACGTTTGGCACGACAATCCGCGGCAGCGCGGCACAGTTTCACAGATGCTTCTGCAGATCAAGCAGGTTTGCAGACATCTGGAACATACCGGCAACTTTTCCTGGTCCGTGCAGAGCTTAAATCAGAGAATATTGCCGGACACAACCACCAACCAGCCACTTCTTCACGGTATCGTGGAAGTGACTTTTTTATTTAGTTAGGAGAACAGCATGAGAAAAACAATTGATTTACAGTTATTCGCAGATGCGGTACGTGGTAAAAAGATCGTTTATCTGTACCGCCTTAAAAAAGATGCGGCTAAAAATGCAGCTACAGCATTAGCGTTTACGACAGAGAACGGCAGAACGACAAGCAAAGATGCCGATACCACAGAGACAAAGGATGGCACGATCCGTACCCCGGGAGCAGCCGAGGTTGAGATTACGGCAACCAGTATTCTTGCCAAGGGCGACACACTGATCGACTCTCTTGAAGATGCCATGATCAACGATGAACTGGTCGAGATCTGGGAAGCAAATCTGGATGATCCAGCATCCAGCGGAAGCAATAAATTTAAGGGAAAATACTTCCAGGGCTATGTGACGGAGGTAGAAAAGACTTCAAACGCCGAAGATATGGTGGAGGTGTCTCTTACCTTTGGTGTCAATGGAACCGGTCAGAAAGGTGATGTAACCGTAACGACCGCGCAGCAGGAAATAGCAGCTTACGTATTTACAGATACGACAAAAACAGGAGCGTAAAAATACTGAGGGCGAGAAATCGTCCTCAGTTTGAATAGTAAAGGAGAAAAATGATATGGAACTTACAATCAACGGACAGGTGTATCAGTTTAATTTTGGCATGGGATTCATGAGAGAAATGAACAAGAAAGTAAGCATGCCGGTAGACGGAGTAAAAGATGCCAAGAAGAATATTGGCCTGAGATACGCTGTGGCAGGGATCATGGACGGAGATGTAGAGGCTCTTGAGGATCTATTACTCGTAGCGAATAAAGGGCAGAATCCGAGAGCAACTACAGAAATTCTGGATGAATATATTGATGATTCGGATACCGATATCGATCAGCTCTTCGAAGATACGATGGGTTTCTTAAAGAATGCAAATGCTACGAAGAAATGCGTCCAGAATCTCGAGAAGACGATCGAGGAAGAAAAAGCGAAGAAGTAAGTGACATATCCCATGAAGAGGTGAGCTTTGAAGAACAATACCGGGAAGTTGCAATCAGCTGCTTCCGGTATCTGGGATTCACATCGTTTGAACAGGTTGATCGTCTGACGATTGCACAGTACGAAATTATGATGGAAGCGCTGAGATATCGAATAGTAGATGACGAATACAGGGCACATCGGCAGGCATTTCTGAATTTTGCTGCCCAGGCGCAGAAAAAATCTGGGAAGAAAACAGTGCCAGTATACAAAAGATTCCGAAATTTCTTCGACTATGAAAAAGAATTAAAAAATGTGAAGGAAAAGAAACATAAGAAGAGCGATCCGCGTTTTGTTGGAATATCCAAGTTGTTAAAGAAAGGAGGGCGAACAGATGGCAGAATCTTATAGCGTAAAAGCGGTTTTGTGCGCGGAAGATAAAAACTTCTCGTCAATGATGAAATCATGTAGCAGTTATGCTGATAATCTGAAAAATACGCTTACAAGTGGAATTGGATTTGGTGCTATGGCGGCGATTGGATCCAAGGCAGTCTCGGCAATCGGAAGCGGACTGAAAAGCTTGACTGCTGGTGCAATAAGCGCTGGCGCGAATTTTGAGAATGCTATGTCGTCTGTAGCAGCTATTTCCGGAGCTACAGGATCCGACTTTGATAGACTGTCTGAAAAGGCAAAACAGCTTGGAAAATCCTCGCAGTACACCGCAAGCGAGACAGCTTCTGCGATGGAGTATATGGCAATGGCCGGCTGGAAAGCTGAGGATATGTTAAATGGAATCGAAGGTGTAATGGATCTAGCCGCAGCGTCGGGAGAAGATTTGGCAGGCGTTTCTGACATTGTAACAGATGCGATGACAGCGTTCGGCTTATCAGCAGATGGCACAACCAAAATTATTAAAGATGGTTTTACGAAAGAAGTTTCTAACGCTTCACATTTTGCTGACGTTCTTGCAGCGGCTTCGGCCAATTCCAATACAAATGTTGCCATGTTGGGTGAATCATTTAAATATGCGGCTCCGGTAGCTGGATCGTTAGGCTATAGTGTAGAAGATACAGCCATCGCTCTCGGTCTCATGGCTTCATCAGGATTGAAAAGCAGCATGGCCGGAAGTAGCCTTCGAACTATTCTGACGAATCTTGCAAAGCCAACAGATGATATCAGTGACGCAATGGATTATTTGGGCATATCGTTGCAGAATGGTGATGGCTCGATGAAGTCTCTGATGGACATTGTAACCGATCTGCGCGGTGCATTTGGACAATGCAAAATGCCAATGGATCAGTTCCAAGAGAACCTTGCAAAACTTGACGAAAAGTATGCCAATGGAGAGCTGACAGAAAAGAAGTATAATGAAGCATTAGCAGATTTAACGGAAAAGGCTTATGGAGCAGAGGGAGCGTTAAAGGCCAAATACGCTGCTACGTTAGCTGGAAAAGAGGGTATGTCAGGTCTGCTTTCAATCGTGAGTGCGGCACCAGAGGATTTTGACAAGTTAACCAATGCCATTTATAACAGTGACGGTGCAGCCAAAGAAATGGCAGAGATCAAAATGGATAATCTTCAGCACGATGTCGTGAAACTGCAGTCTGCAATGGAAGGACTTGGAATTACTGCATTCAACCAGGTTGGCGGAAAAATGAGAGGTTTGGTTGGCATCGCAACTGAGACGGTTGGAAAAATTGATGAAAAGCTTGCCAGCGGAAAAGGGATCGAAAAGGCTGTCGATAAAATAGAATCAATGGTTGAGAAAGCAAAACCATATTGGGATATTTTCAAAACGGACGCATTGGAAGCGGGAACGGCGCTGGGCGATGCGGCTTGGGCGATCATAGGAGATATCAAGAAGCTTTCAGGTTCTTTTGGCAGCACAGAAAGTATTGAAAATTTCTCTACCACTTTGGGAGAGGTCAAAGATGGAATTGTAGCAGTTTCGGGATTTTTGGAAAAACATTCGGACGCGATTGCAAAAGTAGCGGTGGCACTTCCGAAACTCTTGATTGCATATAAAGGCTTTAAAATCGTTAAGGCTGTAGCACCATTTGTTGGCGCATTTACAGGAGCTGTTGGAGGGCTGGCAAAGGCTGGACTCGGGAAAATCGCACCTGGGCTATTTGGTGTTTCAAAAGGCCAGGAGGCGGTTGGAAAATCCAGCGGCGGTAGTGCGAAGAAAATGGTAGCGTCTGCCAAGGCTTTTATGATGATGGGCGTTGGAGTGCTGGCGATCAGCGCAGGATTCTACTTGCTTGCACAGTCGGCAATTGCAGTAGCCAATGCTGGTCCGGGGGCAATAGCTGTTTTTGCCGGTTTGATTGGCGTGGTAGTAGGGCTCGCAGTTGGTATGACGAAATTGTTTTCATCTATGTCCGGCGGTTCAAAGAAATTAACAGCGATGGCACCGGCGTTTCTGGCGTTGGGAGCGGCTGTGCTAATGATTAGCGCAGGTTTGGCACTTTTGGCATATTCTTCGATTCAGTTGGCGAGTGCCGGTCCGCTGGCTATTGGCGTAATGGCAGGAATGGCGGTTGCAATTGGCGGCTTGATGCTGGTGGCAAAGAGCGTAGCACCAACACTTTCAGCTGGAGCAGTTGGATTTGTCACATTTGGAGCCGCTGTATTGATTGCGGCGGCCGGAATGGGGCTGTTATCTTTATCGGCCATTAATCTTGCGAATGCTGGCCCACTGGCTATTGGCTGTATGGTTGGCATGGTTGCAGCTATCGCCCTGCTGGCAGTAGGCGCTGCCGCTCTCGGCCCTGCATTGACAGCAGGAGCAGTTGGATTTATCGCATTTGGGGCTGCCATTGTTCTGGTAGCAGCAGGAGCATTGATTGCAAGCGCAGCGTTGGCTGTTGTATCCGCTGTTCTTCCTACAATTGCACAGTACGGAGCGCAGGGAGCGGTAGCAATTGCTCAGCTTGGAGCGAGTATGATTGTCTTTGGCACCGGAGCTGCTGTTGGAGGAGTTGGCGCAACCGTGCTCGGAGTTGGTCTTGCGTTGGTCGGCGTAACTGCACTGGCTGCAGCCGCAGGAGTAATTGCATTGTCTGCCGGAGCAGCGGTGCTTGGAGCTTCGCTTGTGATGGCAGGTGCAGGTTTGACGATTATGGGAGCAGCATTTCCACTTGTAGCGGCTGGCGCAAAGGCCAGTGCGGCTGGATTGACGGCATTACTTGGATCTGGTACTGCGGCCAGTGCAGTTTTTGTGATTTTGGCAGGATCTTCTGGCGCGGCAGCTGTAACAGTTGGCGTATTTGCAGCGGCAATGGTGGCCGGAGCCGCAGGAACCGGTCTTATGGTAGTTGCTCTGAAATCAGTAAATTCCAGTATGAAGTCAATCGCCGGAAATGCGAAAAGCGCTGAAAAATCGCTTACAGGTATGCGCTCCAGCGTGAATGTTGTGAATTCTGGGCTGGATGCATTGGGAAACAAGGCGAAATCTGCGATCAATGCATTGATTAAGCAGTTTTCCCAAGGAGAAAGTAAAGCGAAGACTTCTGGAAATGCGGTTGGAAATAATTTTAATAATGGCGTTTCAGCTGGAATGTCAAGGGCGGTTTCTACAGCAGAAACAATGTCAAATTCAATCGTAATTACCATGCGATCATCGGCAGGTGGGGCCTATAACAGCGGTGCTTACATCGGCATGGGTCTCGCTAACGGTATGGCAAGCCAGGTCGGCCATGTAAGAGCAGTGGCGGCACAGCTTGCGGCTGCTGCAGAGGCGGCAATCCGCGCGAAAGCACAGATTCACAGCCCGTCGCGAGTGACGGATAAACTCGGCAATTACTTCGGCATTGGCTGGGTCAATGGTATTATGGATCATGTCCAGGAAGCAAAGCAGGCGGCCATGGAGCTGATACAGATTCCGGAGCTTACACCTGCACCGGAAATCGGAATGAGCCTTCGGACTGGATCTGAAGATCTGAATGACAGCTATCAGTATAGCAGTAATGGAAAATATACCATCTATGTACCGGTTAATCTAGACGGAAGAGAAATCGGAAAGGCGACTGCAACGTATACACGTGAAGAAATTGAGAAACAGGAGACTAGGGAGAACCGAAAGAAAGGCAGGAGAATGAATGTATAACTTTGTAGATACAACAGAGCGATACCAAGGGCAGAACCTGCCTTCGGAGGCTCTCATGTTTAATGGAAGTTATCTTGAGAACGTAATTCCCGGCTATCGGACACTTTATGTGTCCGGCCGGGAAATTTTGGGTACGGAGATTACAGATCTGGAAACAGGCGTGTCTGACGGTACAAAGTATCGACGAAAGCGTTATCAGCCAAGGACTATTGTGGTGGGATATCAGCTGGTAGCCGAAGATAATGCAGCTTTTCGCAGTGCTTACAACAAACTGAATGCTCTTCTGGATGCAGAACAGGCAACCCTTATTTTTGCAGATGAACCGGACAAATATTATATCGGAACAAAGCAGGGAACGAGTGAAGTGCCGGCGGGAAGAAATGCGATCACTGCGGAGCTGGAATTTTACTGCGCGGATCCATTCAAGTATTCGGTGGAAGAATTTACGGTGAATCCGACTGCGGATGACGGAAAAACGTTCATTGTGTCGTACAACGGCACTTATCGGGCCTTTCCAAAGCTTCAGGCAGTAATGCACAGTGAAAATGGAGTAGTAGGTTTTGTAAATGACTCCAAGAAAATTCTTCAGTTCGGTGATCCGGATGAGTTGAACGGAGAAACATACAAAAAAAGCGAACTGATAACAAGCTATGCTGACCAATATGTCTGGTCACAGGATGCGGCGTGGAAAGATGATACAGGGAGCAACTTCTTATACAGTAACAGCAAGACGGCTGGAAAGCTGGGTGTCATGAGCGTAGACAGCATCAAAGGTCTGTATCTGGCCAGCAGTGGATATGTAAGTCCAAACACAAACGGCTGGAATGGAGCTATGAAATCTATTGATGTGGTAGATTCCAATGGAGCAAAGGGAGCGACGCACCTCTATTGTTACATGAACAGCTGGTTTGAAACTGGTCTTATGGGGCAGACGGGCTGCCAGGCGATTGCTTTCTGCGATGCGAACGGAAAAATGATCTGCTGCCAGGAGATATACAAAACCGATACGATCGGAAACACAGCGCACATGAATATGTGGGTAGGTGGAAACAACCCGCGTATCGTCAAAACATATACTTTTGAACCTTGCCATCGAAAAGATGCAAACCCATACAGCCAAACGTATGGCGCAAGCGACATGATGAAACATGGAGAGAAAATACGTTTTTTCTGGAAGGGCAGTTATCCGGAATTTACAGTTCCAGAATTAAAAGATGTGAAAGTGGCAACAGTGAAATTGTATTTGGGACAGTGGGGAAGTCGAAATACAGGAAATCAGCTTGTCACCAGAAATTATTTCCGCGGCATCTTCGTGAGAATTGACAATGTAGAAAAATGGCGTGATATTCCGAATAAATTTTCGGTAAATCAGGTTTTGACAGCTGACTGTAGCAATGGAGAGGTCATGTTACAGGGACTTCCGAGACAGGATCTTGGTGCGTTGGGCAACGATTGGGAGAACTTTTGCCTGCAGCCTGGAATGAATCAGATCCAATGCATTGCATCGGACTGGGCAACACAGCCAACATACACAATGAAATACAGGGAGGTGTTTCTATGATTTTATATTTTGCGGACCGACATATGAATGTCCTTGGGCAGGCAAGCACAGAGCTACCGAAGGGATTGTACATTTCTGATGATCTGAAAACAGAAGAGGTGGAAGCAGGTGTTGCTACACTAGAATTTACGCTGAATTACACGGCGAGCACGCGGAATGATGCGAAACAGTATGGTTCTGTTGGCAATTATATTCTTCGGAAGAATGGCGATGAGCAGGAATTTTATACGATCATTACCAGCGAAGAAAATATTTTCAAACAGGAAGTAGAAATCTATGCCGAGGATGCCGGTATGGATCTCCTGAACGAGACAGTTGGCGAATACAAAGCAGACAAGGCATATCCAGCGAGCTACTATGTTGAAAAATTCAGCGACGATTCCGGCTTTGAAATTGGAATCAATGAGGTCAGCAATTATAACCGGAAACTGTCCTGGGAGGGTGAGACCACCGCTTCTGAGCGTATTTTGAGCGTTGCCACGCAGTTTGACGCGGAAGTTTCCTATACTTTTGAAATCGACCGGTTGAAAATCAAGCACAAATATATCAACCTGCATAAGAAGCGCGGCGTAGATCAGGGGCGAGAACTTCGGATCAACCGGGAAGTGAAAAATATCATTGTAAAAAGTTCAGTAGAAGATCTGGCTACGGCACTTTCCGTTACCGGCGGATATCCGGAAGACAGTGAAACGCCGATCAATCTGAAAGGGTATAAGTATGATGACGGCGATATATATCTGTCCGGCAGTACGATTTATTCCCGGAGCGCAGTGGCCAAATGGAGCCGGTATCTTTCCGAAAAAGGAAATGGAACCGGTCATATTGTCCAGACTTACACCTATGATACGTTAAGTCAGTCAGAGTTGTGCAATCGTGCCGTATCAAAGCTGAAAAAGATCTATGATGCAGCCGTATCCTACGAAGTGGAACTGGCGTATCTGCCGGATGGAATCAAGATCGGCGATACAGTGAACATTGTAGATGATGCCGGAGAACTGTATTTGTCTGCAAGAATCATGAAACTGGAGTCCTCCATTTACAATGATGAGTACACGGCAACGCTGGGCGAATACAAGCTGAAATTGAGTGGAATTTCAGAAAAGATGGAGAGCCTGGCTGCACAGTTTGAGAAGCTGGCAAAGAACCGGACGTTTTACACTTGGGTTGTGTTTGCTGATACAGAAACAGGTGCTGGAATATCGCTTAAATCTGCCGGAAAAGCATATATGGGTATTGCATACAATCAGACGACAAAGCAGCCGGTTTTGACGGATCCGAGTGTCTACACCTGGGTAAAGGTTGTTGGAGATCAGGGAATTGCGGGAGAACCTGGAAAAGACGGTCTGACAAGCTTTTTTCATGTGAGATATGCTGATGTTCCGAATCCGATAGCAAATCAGATGAGAAAAGATACCGGAAAGTATATTGGTACCTATACAGATTATACGCTTGAGGACAGCACAGACCCAACCAAATATACCTGGCGGAAGTTCCAGGGCGATGATGGCGAGGACGGAGCGGATGGTGTTCCGGGAAACGATGGAGCGGATGGCGAAACCAGTTACCTGCATATGGCCTATGCAACGAGCGCTGATGGAAAAACAGGATTTTCGACAACCAATGCAGTTGATAAGACATATATCGGCCAATATGTAGACTTTGTCAAAGCGGATTCCACAGATCCGGCGAAGTACCGCTGGAGCAAATTTCAGGGGCCGAAAGGTGATAAAGGAGATCCAGGCGAACAGGGACTGCGTGGACTGCAGGGTGAAAAGGGAGAACAGGGAATTCAAGGACCGAAGGGAGCAGATGGAAAAGATGGAAAAACTACTTATTTTCATATTAAATATTCTGCTGTTTCCAATCCGACTTCTGCATCTCAGATGACAGAAACACCGTCAAAATATATCGGAACGTATGTGGATTTTACCCAGACAGATTCAAATGACCCGAAGAAATACAGCTGGCAGCAACTTGAGGGTTCACAGGGGCCGCAGGGAAAGCAGGGAATCTCAGGCACCAATGGAGTGGATGGAAAAACAAGCTATCTGCACATCAAATACAGTAACGATGGTGGAAAGACCTTCACCGGGAATAGTGGTGAAGATATCGGCTCTTATATCGGAACATGCGTGGACTATGCAAAAGATGATCCTACGAGCGTTGGAGCATATAAGTGGGCAAAAATCAAAGGCGAGACAGGGGCCAAAGGAGACAAGGGTGATACGGGTAAGGGCGTCAAATCGACGGCAGTTACATATCAGGTGTCATCTTCCGGAACGGCGATCCCAACGGGAACGTGGTCCTCTTCGGTTCCATCTGCATCAGCCGGACAATATTTGTGGACCAGGACAGTTATCACGTATACAGATAATACAACGTCTACGATATACAGCGTCAGTCGTATGGGAACCAATGGAACAAATGGTGCGAATGGAAAGAGTATCGGATCGGTAATCAATTATTACCTGGCGACAGCATCAGCAAGCGGAGTTACTGCGGCGACAAGCGGGTGGACAACGACCGTTCAGTCAGTTTCAGCAGCTAAGAAGTATCTCTGGAACTACGAAGTCGTTAAATATACCGACGGAACTGTAGCAAGTACGACCGCACCGTGCATCATCGGGTCATATGGAGACCAAGGAAACAAGGGGGATAAAGGCGATACCGGATCAACCGGAAATGGCATTAAGGGTATTGCCGAGCATTATGCAGTCTCTGCATCCAATTCAACGGTTCCAACATCGTGGTCATCTACCGTTCCGACAATGACAGAGAGTAATAAGTATCTTTGGAATTACGAGACAATTACCTATACGAATGGAACGACGGTAGACACAACAAAACGAGTTATCGGTGTATACGGCAACAAAGGTGCAACAGGTGCCAAAGGAGATAAAGGGGATAAAGGAGCAACTGGTCCTCAGGGACCACAAGGTCCTCAAGGTGTAAAAGGCGATAAAGGTCCTCAGGGAGATAAAGGTGCAACCGGCGCAACAGGTCCTCAAGGTCCACAGGGCGCTGCAGGTAAGGACGCAAATCAGGTAGTGCATACGGTAAATGGAAACGGTGAGTCAAATCTTTATGTCGAATTTGCTACAATAAAGATCACAGGTTCGTATGCAAATCAACCAACAACATTTAAACTTGGTGGCAGAGGTTTTGAGACAACAGATGTCCAGTTTAGTTTTATCTCTGCAAATAACTCAAATCCTGGATTGGATTTCCTAAGATCTTCAGGCGGATGGTCGTTATGGATTTATAAAAAAACTACTTCAACGTGGGGCCTTATAACAAGATTAAATGAACCGTATGGGCAGCTGAGAGTATTTAACTATACTCAAGGTTCTGGTCCATATACAGTGACGTGGACATCAACCAAATTAGCTTCTTTACCATCTGGTTCAATTAATGCGAATCCTTTACAAGCAGCAAAAACAGCCACCAACTTTATGCAGTTTACTGATGGGACCGGATTGGAAGTTGGTAATAAAACCAGCGGATCTTGGTCTGGCTATCGGACTAAGATTTCAGCATCAGCATTTGAGATTCTTAACCGGGCAGGAACGACACTCGCATATTATGGTGATAAGTTGATCCAGCTTGGAAAGAACGCAAAAGATGCGGTTATTGAGTTATGTGGCGGTGTCGGTAAGATTTTGGTTGAAACAAAATCCGGCAATGCGGCTCTGTCAATCCAGAGCGAATATGTAGATATTAAAGGTGTCCACGAATCTGTATTGGAGACATCAAGTTCTTCTGGAAGCTGTATAGCCGGAGCTGTTGACGATTCTTTTGTTGTAAATACTTACTCGGATGCCAACAACAAAGCAAACTTCGATATTGGTAACGGTAGCATTATTCTTGAATCAAAGAAGAAAGGTTATCAGGCAGAGGTCGAATTTTATGGCTGTGGCTGGTCTGGAGGAGTGTATACTGGAGCGTTCGCACCGACCAAGGCGTACTCCGAAAAGATTATGTTAGGAGATAGTGGAAGAGTATGGGAGCGTTTGATTGTTAAAAACTCCCCACAGGTCACATCCGATCGCCGCGCCAAAACAAACATATTTCCACTCGGTGAGAGCAAGATCAATAAGACGGATATTCATTCAGAGCTGTTCGATCGCTTAAAACCAGTTCAGTATCGGATGATTGACGGTGATGGGCGCATTTGTTATGGATTCGTCGCACAGGATGTCGTAGAAGCCATGCGAGAACTCGGAATCCGAGAAGACGAGCTGGATCTGGTACACCACGACAGAAAGAACACAGAGGATGGCTATATTGATACCTATAGTATGGTATATACCAATTTGATCGCTGTAATAACGCATGAACTACAGCTTGAAAAAGAAAGGAGATCCAAACTCGAATTGGAGGTTGTAGGTCTCAGAAGTGAACTTGATACCATGAGAGATAATCTCTCTGGAAATAATTAATTTAAAGGAGGACATACATTATGTCAGAAGTAAAAGCAACTTACACAAAGGATATCCACTATTCAGGAATCATCACAGTAGACGGTGAAACAGTAGTATCCATGGATGCGAACATGGATGCAAAACATCCGGATGTGCCGATTATCAATCGGTATATCAATAACGGAAGAAAATACAGATCGGACAAGGCAGCAATTGATGACATTGTTGATAAGTTCGAAAATGACATCTGGGATGAGTATGATAAGTATACCGCTGAATTAGAAGAAAAGGAGAAAGCTGAGTAGGGCCGGAAACGGTCCTGCTTTTTTGAATCAAGAAGAAAGAGAGACGGTGCAGTGAGCGAAATATTAATGCAGACATATACTGTAGTACTTCCAGTGCTTCTTGGGTACATCGTCTGGCTTCTGAAGAACCAGAAAAGAGACCGGGACGCAAACAGCAAGGGAACCATGCTGCTGCTCAGGGTCCAGCTGATCGAGTACCATAGCAAGTATACACAGTTGGGAGACATCCCATCCTATGCATACCAGAATTTTTGTGAAATGTACGAAGCCTATCATGCATTAGGTGGAAATGGTATGGTAACGAAAATGAAGCAGGAAATTGATGAATTACATATCAAAAAGAAAGGTGATTAATATGGAACAGATTATGAATTATGTGAAACCGGAACTCATCGTTGTGGCTGTTGCCCTGTATTTTCTTGGCATGGCACTCAAACAGGCGCAGGCTGTAAAGGATAAGTATATCCCTCTGATTCTCGGCGGCGTGAGTATCGTACTGTGTGCCATCTGGGTGCTGGCTACCAGCGAGGTCGGAACCGGCCAGCAGGCGGCGATGGCAGTCTTTACAGCGGTCACGCAGGGCATCCTTGTGGCGGGGCTGAGCAATTATGTGAATCAGATTATCAAGCAGACACAGAAATCAGAGTGAGGGCGGCCAACAACCGTCCTTTTTTGCGCCGGCGCAAATCTGCCGGAGAAAGGGAAGTATCATGAGAATTGACAGATCTTTTATCAGCAACCAGAACACCTACGAAGAGAACGATCCGCGGTGTATTGTAGTCCACAACACAGATAATTTCAGAGCGGGTGCCGATGCCCGCACACACGCAGAAGCGCAGCATAATGGTGAGCTGTCCAATATGTCTGCCCACTATTACGTTGATGATGGCGACACTGCCTACCAGGCCGCGCCGCATAACCGCGGATGCTGGCACGTCGGAGTCAACTATGGCGGTGCTAACCTGTTTGGACGCTATGGCAATCGGAGCAGCATCGGCGTGGAAATGTGTGTGCAGAGCGGATATGACTATGAGAAGGCTTTCCGTAATACCGTTGCGGTGGTCAAGGAGATCATGAGAAAAACCGGAATCCCGGCATCCAGGGTATATCGGCACTATGATATCTGCAGCAAGCACTGCCCTAGCCAGATTATGGAAAGGGATGACTGGGGTCGCTTCAAGAAGTTGATCAGCGGTGCATCCAACACGCCGAAGCAGCCGGAAAATACGAAATACGAGCCTGGAATCTATAAAGTCAACGATGCAGCGCTTAATATTAGAAGTGCACCAGATGCAGACAGTAAAATCGTCGGAGTAATCCGGGATAAGGGCAGCTATACGGTGACGGAAATCCAGAATACGAGTTGGGGACGGTTGCTCTCTGGCGCTGGCTGGATTAACTGCCATACTAAGTATTGCACTTACGGCGGAGCAGCTCCGAAAGAAGAATCGACCGTAAAAGCGATTTCGGTTGATGGAGTATGGGGACCGGAGCTGACCAAACGCTTGCAGGAGATTTTTAAAACCGGAGTAGACGGCGTGATCAGCGATCAGCCAACAGCTAACAAAGAATACTGCGCTGGCATCGCGGCGGCCGAATGGTCTGATAAACTGTCCGGCGGCTCCGATCTGATCAAGGCCATGCAGAGATGGGCAGGAGTAACCGCGGACGGATACATCGGACCACAGACCATCCGCGCGATGCAGCGCAAGCTCGGCACACAGGTTGATGGTGTGATCAGCAATCCATCCGCGATGGTACGCGCCCTGCAGGAATGGTGCAATCGCCAGTAATCGGCCAACAAAAAAGCCCCGGGGATCTCCGGGGCAAAAAGAAACGCCGCAGCTACGCGGCGAAAAGAATTGTTCTTTTTTCTGACCATTTTGTGTGTTCTGGTCACGTGTTATGATAACATATATATAGAAGAAATGCAATAAAAAATCCCGGGCAAATTACCCGGGAAACATATTGTATCATCGAAATATTTACAGTTACAATATATCATCTGTTATTGCATTCCGGTGGACCGGATGGAGAGATGGGCGCATCCATGCGGTATCTCTCTCAGCGTTTCACAGCACCGAACCGAATTGTAGCGGGGGTGTTGAATGATGTTGGGACAGAAGAACTCGCACACCTTGAGATGGTTTCAACGATCGTTCATCAGCTCACCTGCAATCTTTCTCTGGAAGAAATTCAGAACTCTGGTTTTGCCAATTACTATGTAGACCACACAACTGGCATCTGGCCGCAGGCGGCTGGCGGAGTTCCGTTTAATTCTTGTGAGTTCCAGTCGAAAGGTGATCCTTTGACAGATTTGTTCGAAGACCTCGCTGCGGATGGTACGACTGCGTAAGAACAACAAAGCCGGAAACCCGCATAAACACTACATTTTTTGTAGGACAAGCCTTTTCCGGCTGCGTTCTTATAAGGACAACTTTCATACGAAAATGATAAAACAAGCTATTTTCTAACATAAAATGTACCGCATAAGCGGCGTTTCTCACTCCTACACAGGAGAACAGGAACGCTGCTTTTTTTATGCCCTCATGTTACGCAGTAAGGGCAAATAAAGCCTTGATTTATGCGGCTCTTAGAGCGCGAAAATGAGAAAGACAAGGGTTGATACCTTTTCCCTCAAAACCGCGTTTCTACTGCGTAACAAATCCAACCAAAGGAGTGATGAAGCTATGGCAGTTTTCCGCGTGGAAAAGAACAAAGGTTATACGGTTATGAGCAACCACCATTTACGCAACAAGGAACTTTCCCTAAAGGCAAAGGGCTTGTTATCGCAAATGCTTTCACTTCCCGAAGATTGGGACTACACCCTTGCAGGGCTGTCCCTTATCAACCGGGAAAGTATCGACGCTATCCGCACCGCTGTATGGGAACTTGAAAAAGCCGGATATATCACAAGGCGGCAGGGGCGCGACGAGAAAGGCAAAATGACCGCTATTGAGTACACTATTTACGAACAGCCACAGCCCCCAGCATTGGATTGTCCGGTATTGGAAAATCCA